ATATACAGCGGATTGTTTACGACTGCGACGAAATCCTTAGGCAGCGTCAGCTGCTCTCGCTGTCCATTTGTGTCGTTATATACCTCAACTCGGACATGCTTCGGGAACCACTGGAGAATCTGCCCGACTCGCATAGAGCGGACGTCCCATCCAGCAGTCATGTCGGGACTTACGTCTGTGTCGACGGGAACAATCGCTACAGCGCCTTCCTCGAACAAGGTGAGCACTAGATCCTGAAAGAATCCCTGCCCAGTCTGGTCAATGTTGGCACTGAGATGCAAACATTCATCAAGATCACTTCGTCGATAGCTCTTGAGGTTTCCGTTTTCATCGACAGACACGTGTCGAATCGGAACGTTAGAGACATCAATAGCGATCTGGTTATAAATGCTTGTGACGATTGTCTGATCGCCGGCTACAGGACGATAGTAGACACTCGGATTCCCGAAAGTCTGCATGCCGAACTCAGGAGTGTAGTCCATTTTGTCTGGACTTCTTCGAAACGCATTCCAAGCGTGGCTCAATCGATCACCTAAACCCATTTCACCTCCTTGCTCATTCGAATGCCTCCTTATTGATTTTGTATGCCACGAAGGCATCCATCAGAGCGGCTACTGAGTCGATCTTTTCTTCGGTTCTCTTCTTCAGTAGCTTCCGGTTACCATTGGTATCCTCGAGAGTTACACAGTTTCCCATTGTGAACGACATGAGCTTCTGGTCGAAGATCAGCAGTCGCTCTTCAGCAAGCTTTTTGAGCTCGCCTAGTGGGACGGACTCTGTGCGAGCTCCCTGAATGACTTTCTCGATACCGTATGGTCCGTTCTCTTGTTCCCATCGAGTTACGAATTCTTTCGCATTGTATGGGTCGAACCCGAATGCGGAAACATCATACTTCTGGTCAGCAATGTGCTGGTCCAGATCCTCATAGACTTCCATCATGTCAAGGACGGTTCCCTCCATGACTCGGAGGGTTCCTTCCTGAATGAATTCGTCATACTTCTGTCTCAGAGCACCAGGGAGTTTCATCAGCGTTAGCTCTGAGATGTATGCCAGAGTCTTTACGCCAAATGCCTGGTTTCTGAGGGGGAACAAGAAGGTGAATGCACAGAAGTCATCGCCCTGAGACAAGTCTGCACCCATAGCGCATTGCATGTTCCAGAACGTGTTTCGTCTGTGCGGGATGGTTTCCTCATATGTGAAGAAGTAAGTATACCCTTCCATAGGGATCCCGAATCGCTTGGCCAGAATGTCGTTTCGAGTTGCCGGAGCTTGCTCCATTCGCTCGACATCCTGCTGATAGCGATCATACCCAACTGTGATGCCAATGTTAGGCTGGGCCTTTACCCACATGTCGGGTTGATTAACTTCCTCGATTCGATCGAGTCGGTAATAGAAGATCGAGATGTGCGGGGCGAGGTATTCACCCTTCAGTATTTTGAGCAACTCCATTTTCATGGTGTCGCCCACCGCATTCCGGATCGTTCCCTCAGAGGAGACGGCCAGAATCACCGGATCATCGACCTTCGAGGCTCCCTGCTCGAGTGCGGCCACCACATCCTCACGGACGTCGCCAGAAAGCCATTCATCAACAGTGCTAACCTTTGGGCGCAGGCCCTGGAGTTTGTCGATGGACATGGGACGGACCTCAAGCAGGGAGCCCGTCAGAAAATTCTCAACGCCCTTCTTCGTCGCAACCAGCTTCTGGCGGTTAGCCCGATTGCCGGTGGTATTTTGAATGGAGCCCTCGGTGAGGAACTTGTATAAAGGTCCGCGCGCCCGCGTAATAGCGGTGCGGAATGGACCCATGACTTCCTCGGCCTGCTTCATCGTTGGGGCTGTGGCGATCTGATGAGTCGTCGTTGTATCAATCACCATGAAGTAATTCTGGATGAGAGACATATACATCGACTTCGCAGCGCCTCGAGCCACGATGAGGTATTGTTTGATTGTGAGACGCTTCTTGATAGTCTTCGTTTCGTAACGACCGCCTACGCCATCCTCATAAGGGACGTAGACTTTCTGCTCCTTGAAGTAATACCATCCTAGAAGCTGCTCAGCCCATAGTTTGAAGCTGTCTAACAGGTGGAGATCTTCACCATCTGACAATGTGAGTTCATTCTCGCAGTAAGCGATGAACCCTTCGACAGCTTGGTCATCGTAATAGTATGTAGGATCGGCAATCAGAGCATCGATCCGATTCATCTCGCAGGAGATTTCCTCGCAGACAGGAATCTCTCCTCTAATTACCGCATCTCGAAACATACCATAGTATTTTGGTACTGCGGTATTCGATAACATCGCTAAAGCGGGCTTCCTGGGTTGCGAGGACGCCGCTTGGGCTTTGTAGACGGCTTAGTCTGCTTGTATGACTTTGCCTTCTCGATCTGCTTAGGTGCCTTGGACTTGGACAGAGCCGGGCCAGCAGGCTTACTAGGCTTAGTCGGAGTAGGCGTAGCTGCAGCAGTCTTGCTCGCCTCTGCAGCCGCAGTCTGAACGGCCTCGGCCGCCTTCGTAGCGGCTTTCGCTGCGCGATCAAACATCTTCTCGGCACCGGCATTCTTGGAGTCACTCCAGCCAGTGTCGAAAGCATTCTTCATGGCCTTGGTGGCAGCATAAGTCCCAGCCTTCGTGAGGCTTTGCTCGAGGATCTGCCTAGTGACCTGACGACCTCGAACCAGGTGGCGATCGGCCTTGAGCTCCCGATAGCGTTGCTCTCGCTCCAGCCGGTTAATACGGGAGTTGAGCTCTGCGTCAGTGAACTTCTTGTAGGAGAGTCGTCCGCCTTTGGATCTCTTGTTGTCCTGCTTTTTGAGCTTGTAGGAGATCCGGGCATTGTTGGCTGCGAGGGCTCCCTTTTTGACAGTGGATCCTGCGCTTTGGAGTGTTCCACGTACAACCTTACTCCCTCGGGCGGCTTTGGCGCGGATCACGCCCCAACGCATACCCTTTACGCCATGATGGACAAGATCCTCTACGGTTTCTGCTCCGTCTGGAACACGATCCGCCATGCTGCCTCCTCGATCAGCTTCTGATAGGAAGTGACCACGAAGGAGTTCGAGGGCGGATCAAAGATCAGCCGAACCTTCATGGCAATGTAGCTCTTGATAGCTGATTCGTCGTCGATGTTATCGAAAGCGTCCCAGCCAGTCGTCTTTTCAATTGGGGTATTGCATTTTGCCCCGAGTTGCACGAGATCCATCCGCGCAGTGTTGATGTGCATCAGGATCTGGTCATCGAAGGCGTCATAGTTCGGAACGATTCCGAGCGCCTTCTTGGTATCCTCAAGAATGATTCCCATTAGATCCTCCAGGGGGCCTGATCATTCGGTCTACGCTCAACGACTTGCGTTGTCAACCGAGATCGGTCTCCGAAGTGTATCGCGTTGTGGGTATTCTTGCAAGTTGTGATGAGAAACTCTGGCTCAAGGATGTCTGGATTGAATTCCTCGAGATCTCTGGGTTGAATCGGATTCATGTGGTGGATTAGCGGCATGTATCTGATGTCAAGCCCTTCGATCCCGAGATCACAGGCTTCATCCCGAGCCAGAACAAAGTTCCTGACCTTCTTCCACTCAGTAGAGGAGTAGAATCTTTGGTTCAGGTAACGATCGAAGCCAAACGTACTAGTTCCTACCTGACCGGTGAGAGCAAGGTAATCGAACCGCTCCTCAAAGGTCTCGAGTCTAGATAGTTCAGTATACGTCCGTAACATCTCCCGCTCCAGAGTACTTACGGAAGGCCTCGATGGCTTCCTTGGCTGTCTTCTCGGCTTGTTCGGCACTAACAAGTGCCACCTTCTTTGCTTCGAGAAGCGCCGTTTCATTTCTCAGCTTCTCTACCTCAAGCTGTTCTCGAGTGGAAGCGAGTTTGAGATAGTGGTTCACCGTTGTAGCCGGTGCGGTACCCTCTCGTAACTGCTTCTCAGCGAGCTCAAGCGCCAGATTGATCATCTGGGCCTCTCGTTGTTCCACAGTTCGGGCGGGTTTCGACGGGGTCGTAGCCCTTTTGCCCATACTTTGCTCCTTTGTAGAGGGCGTTTGGGGCCAATTGAGGGCTAGATTCCAGGACCCACTATGAGCGAGACCTGGAAGGAAAGGAGCACACAGAAAACCTTCCTGCAGATCCTGGAACCTAGTCCCCAATTGGCCATCCAAATAT